CGGCGACCGAGGTGCTGCATCAGCTACCGGCTACCAAGGTGCTGCATCAGCTACCGGAAAAGAGAGTGTCGCTCTTGCTGCCGGAAAGGATTGTAAGGCAAAAGGGGCGTTAGGATGCTGGATTGTGCTTACTGAACGTGGAGAATGGAACGGGAACACTTATCCTATCATTTCAGTCAAAGCGTTCAAAGTAGATGGTAAGTCAATCAAAGAAGACACATTCTATACTTTAATAAATGGAGAAGCAGTGGAAATGAAATAACAATTTATTCCAGCCGCAGAAAAGGTCAGTGCTACTACCGCACTAAAAGCCGTGAGAGAAGCGAAGTGCGCACCGTTTCCCTTTAACCTTGTGCGGGCGGTTTAAAAACATAAGACGATGAAAGATGAACTTGAAGAACTGTACAAAGAGCTGAATGATGTAAGGTCTTGCGATTTGGACTATCTTCCCAAGTATGGGTATTCTTCAAAAGAAGAAATCATTCAGCTTATAGAAGAAGACATCGAGGAGTTGCGCACGGAACTCGAATGCAGTCAATATGACTACACGCCTGATGAGCTCGAAGATGAAAGGATGATGCTTTGTGTCAGTCAGGGATTATCAAGATATTGTTAAATTTAAAATTATAAATTATGGGCACATCAACAACAGTTCCGCAGCTTAAGTCAATGCTTGCGAACGACAACGTGAAAGCACGTTTCAAAGAGATTCTTGGAAAGAAAGCGCCGGGCTTTATCAGTTCAATAGTGGCGGTGGCTAATAGTAATACGCTGTTGCAAAAAGCCGAACCGCAGTCTATTATGAACGCGGCTGTTATTGCGGCAACATTGGATTTACCTATCAATCCGAACTTGGGGTTTGCTTACATTATCCCTTATGGCAACCAAGCAAGTTTCCAGATGGGTTACAAGGGGATGATTCAATTGGCTATGAGGTCGGGGCAGTATAAAACCATCAATGTCACCGAGGTTTACGAGGGAGAAATAAAGAGCGAAAACCGCTTTACAGGAGAATATACCTTCGGAGAAAAAACATCCGACAAGGTTGTAGGCTACATGGCTTATTTCTCTTTAACAAATGGGTTTGAGAAGTATATGTACATGAGCCGTGAAGAGTGTGAAAAGCACGGTAAAAAGTTCTCTCAAACATATAAGAGAGGTGGCGGTCTATGGGCTACGGACTTCGATTCAATGAGTAAGAAAACTGTTTTAAAAATGCTCATTTCCAGATACGGTATTCTAAGCATTGATATGCAGCGTGCCCAAACTTTCGATCAAGCTGTCATTAAGGATGATTTGACGGAAAAGGATATAGATGAAGCGGAAATATCATACGATGATAATCCTATGAATGAAGAAGTTAAGCGTAATGCCATGAAAGAAGCGTTGGAAGAAGCGGAAGTTGTGGATGAAACAACAGGTGAACTCTTTAACCAGCCAGCGCAATGATAGAACAGGGTTCAAAGGAGTGGCTTGTATCCCGCTTGGGATTTTTTACGGGAAGCCGTATCGGTGACCTTATGACAAGCGGGAAAAAGGGAGAACTATTCGGAAAGACGGCTCTCTCTTATATATATGAAGTGTGTGCTGAACGTGACTTGCTGCAATCATACATTGACGATGATTACCTTTTTGAGATATACCAGCAACAAGTAAGCATCAATAACAAGTTTATAGAGTTCGGGCATAACAATGAAGATTTTGCCGCAGAAAGATACCAGCTTGTCACAGGATGCGAACTCAAGGAGTGCGAAAGTATACAACATCCTACTATACCTTACTTCTCCGCTTCTCCCGACCGTATAGCAATCAAAGCCTGGATGAAGAAAGTGGTGGAAATAAAGTGCCCTTTGCCTAAAACATTCATGGAATACATGGCAGAGGTTAAGGATAACGACACCCTGAAAGCGGTCAATCCTAAATATTTTCATCAAATACAGGCTGAAATGGCTTGTACAGGATTAGACAGAGCCGATTTTGTTGCTTTCTGCCCGTTTCTGAAACATAACATGCACATCGTAGAGATAACAAGGGATGATATAGTAATATCGGAATTTGAAAAGAGAATAACCGAAGCAAACAAAATTATTAATCAAATACTTAACAAGAAATGAACTTACAAGGAAGCATTGATTTGCTGAAACTCGAAAAGGCAGGAATAGCAACAATCAAAAATAAGAAGTGCGTCGTTATACCGGTAGAGGAAAACGACCTGTACGTCAGTATGGACGAAAACCTGAAAGCTAAAGCGGCGTATCTTGGTGTTAATATCAATGAACGCAGAGAGCCGAGCCAATATGGTAAAACCCACTACTGCAAACAATCTTTATCAAGGCAATATCGAGACACCCACAAGACAGAAGCGGAAGCCAAGTCAAAGGTTTACCTGGGGGATTTCAAGCCTTATGAGTTTGAGGGTTCCGGGAATGCCGCAGCTACGGTGGATGCACCATCCCTACAGACCGACGGGGAAGACGACCTTCCATTCTGATGTGTAACCTATAAACATATAATATCATGCTGTACGAATTTAAGCTTAAAGTAAACAAAGTTAACGAGAAAGGCGATGAAAAGGAAGTAACCGAACATTACATCACCGATGATGAACTTTTCGGGCATGTAGAATTAAAAGGCAATGAACTGTATAACGGCGCTTGTGATGTTTTTGCAATCAGTCGAAGCAAGATACGTGAGATTGTCAATGAGAAGCAGGAAGATGAGTTCTTCTATAAGGTTACTCTCGTTGAAATTTTCGTAGACGACAACGGCAAAGAAAAAGAGAACAAGTATTATGTTCTAATAGCGGCGAAAGACATGGACGATGCCAACAAAAAGGCGGCGGAATATATGAAGCAAGGGCTTCAAGATATGAAGCTGGACGCTATTGCAAAGACAAAAATTTTAGACTTGATATAATTAACCGAAAGCCCTCTGCTCACGCAGAAGTCCCGTGAAAGGTTCGGGTTAAGTGAAATCAGCTAATAGTTAACTATCCCGGTGTGGCTTGACCGCCTATCCGGGAGCAATTTGTTAACCTGCCTGCCCGGTCTGTGAAGATATGGCGGGCAAACGGGGAATATGGTAACGTTGAACGTATTGGTCGGTTATTCTTTTTGATTGCCAATTAGTATTAGTTATTCATGAGTTTATTATCATCTGCCATCCAGCAAAACAACGTGCTCTGTTCGATTCGGAACTTCCCCACTAAATATAACTTATCATGAAACTTACAATAACCAAATCCGAACTTGCAATCATTCATAAGCTTGTGATAGACCGTAAACACGACATCCACAATATCGGCGGTGACGACAAACAGTATGAGGCTCTTAGCAAGCTGAACAAGAAGATTGCAAGGCAGGCAAAGAAATCCTACAAAACATGAAGCCTTACGTAATAACCTCTGCGGTTCTTATTACCTATGATGGGAAGAAGATACCGTTAGAGCGTATAAGAAGCGAGATAATAACCCGACCTATCCAGTTGACTAAAGAGAGGATACTTGATGCTTTCTCCACGATGAGGGATAAACCGGTGGATGTGGAACTTAAAATAAAGTATATATGAGACATTTAGAAGATAATCTCCAAAAATCTATAATTAAATATTGGGACTTGAAATATCCTAAATGGAAGAAACGGCTTGCTTGTGTTCCCAACGGAGGAAAGCGCAACGCCATTGAAGCCGCAAAATTCAAGCAAATGGGCGTTCGGGCTGGATTCCCCGATTTAATTCTCCTTATCCCCAACAAGTTCTATCCATTTTGTGGAATAGAATTGAAGATAAAGACTGGCAGGCAATCTGAACATCAGAAAGAATATCAGAAGGAGTTTGAAAGTATTGGCGCTAAATATGTCGTTGTCCGGTCACTTGATGAGTTTATAAAAGTCGTAAACGATTATTTGAAAGATGTATGACAATGGCAAAAGATAGCTTTATAATATATAAGTCTTTCTACAAACCTATATCAAGATTATCAGACAAACAGCTTGGACGATTATTCCGTGCAATTTTCAAGTATCAACTTGGCGAGGAGGTTACGGTAGAGGAGGACATTGAAATGGCATTTGGTTTCTTCATCAATCAATTTGAGATAGACGAAACTAAATATCATGGCATTGTCGAGAGAAACCGGAACAACGGGCGTAAAGGTGGTGCTCCGATTGGGAATAGCAACGCAAAATCGAAACAACCCAAACAACCCAGTGGGCTAAATTCAACCCAAACAACCCAAAACAAGCCTAATGAAAATGATAATGAAAATGATATAGAGAAAGAATCTCCTAACGGAGATAAGAAAGCGATTCCCAAAAACAAGGAAGTTGATTTGTCTTTTGTTGATGAGGGTTTTAAAGATGCATTTAGGGAATGGCTTGGATATAAGCGCGAGCGAAGGGAAAACTATAAATCTGACAAGTCGCTAAAAATGTGCTATAATCATCTATTAGAGTTAAGTGACAACAATCCCCAAAAAGCAAGATACATTGTTGAGCAATCAATTGCAAACAACTATTCCGGATTATTTGAACTAAAAAATTATGGAAAGAATCGGAAACCTGATACTGAACCAGACAAAAACTCCGCCGGTATCAAATCAATTGTCTTCGGCAAACAAAGCTAATCAGAAACAATGGAGCAAGGAACAGACTGATATGTACTGGCGCAACCAACTTGTAATTTCTATGAAATCCATTTCACCGACCTTTACAATTGATGACAGCAACCGCCAACTGTTGAAAGCTCTTTATCAATGGATATGGGGAATGCCTGGAATACTTGATTTAGATAAGGGACTGTTATTACACGGTTCTATCGGGGTAGGCAAATCCACTTTACTGAAAGGGTTACAGAATTATGCGGCGAAAATTGCCCGCTATTGTATTGGTGGTGCGGATGCCGGATTGACCTTTCAATTTACCAGCGCTGCCGAGATTGCCTTACAGTTTGCCGAGAAGGGAATTGCCGGGTTAAACCAATACACAGACAGGTCATGTATGCACAATCTTGCCATTGACGAAGTAGGTAGGGAGCCAATGGATGCCAAGCACTTTGGTACGGGCATCAATGCCATTCAGACCGTTTTGCAACTGCGCTATGAGCAGAGATATTGTTTCTACACCCACATGACTACCAATCTTGACCCGAACACGGAGTTTTCCGGGCGGTATGGGGATTATATTGCCGACCGGGTTAAAGAGATGTTCAATGTGGTTAAAATTGAAGGTAAAAGCCGAAGATAGATGGCAAAGAAAAAAGAACCCCTCTCCCCCGTCCACTGCTACCAATGCTCATACGCCAAAGACTTTATCGGAAACTCATGCCTCTGTAAGGCTAAAGGTCATAGGGTATGCGCATGTGACAGGTACGGAAGGATATGTGAGAATTTTAAGAAAAAATGATTATGGATATAGAACTTGAAAGGAGAATCGAATTATTGGAGCAGCAGCGTGATAATGCGATGCGCATACGCTGCCCGTTGGTGGCAAAGAAGTATCAACGGATGATTGACGAGCTTGCCAAAGAGAACAGAAACAGGAGTACGGACAAAACAGAAGCAAGAGGCAATGACTACCGATGCAGCAACCAAGATAATCAGCAAGTATGAGAGCCTTGTGGTACTCTGCACTTACAACATTCTCTTCACGAACGACATCTGTTGCGGGCAGGTTATCGAGAGCCTTCATACGATGAAGAGAACGCCTTATTACAGACAGGCATTCAAACGGTATTTGAATGATGCCGACAAGGCAAGAAAGGAATATGAGCGTACTGTAAACAACGTTATCGGTTCAGACCGGAGCGAGTTCTTCGCCGACTGCAACGACAAGTACACGGAAGAAGTGAACAAGCACGTGGATATGTTGTACTGGCAGTTCAAGCAGGTTCTTGACGATAACGGCATATCTCATTCCGCAGAGATTGCAAGGTTCGAACTTGCAAGGACATTGTGCGATTACTCCTGCATCCAGTTTGACGAAAGGATTAAAGAACTTCGGAAGAAAGATGCACGGTTCAACGGGTTTACGTTGGAATACCTGAAGCTTTCCAATGTGGCAAGGATGATGAACCTTGCTTCCGACAGTTTGAAAATCGGGAAAACGGTCAATATGAACACAGAACGATGCACATCCGCATTTGATGTACTGGTAAGAAAACTTTCGGATGCCGATAATATTGCCAATGCGATAAAAGTTTAGTGAAATGAAACAGATTTATAACCTTATAACTCTCCTCATGGACTGGCTTTCGGTAGAGGTTGGAAAGGATGAGGAGTGGTTTTGAAAGTACGACAATGGAAACTGAAAAACTCATATTAGATGCCTGTTGCGGCAGTCGGATGTTTTGGTTCGACAAGCAAAATCCAAACGTTTTGTTCGTGGATAAACGCTCTGAAACAGTCACGGCAAAGGATAGGGATAAGATAAGAACCATAGAAGTGAAACCGGATATTGTGGCCGACTTCACCAATCTTCCATTTGAAGATAATTCTTTTTATCAAGTCGTATTTGACCCACCGCACCTTAAAACGCTTGGCTCAACATCTTGGATGGCGAAAAAGTATGGTAAACTACCCAAAGATTGGCAATCGCTTATACATGACGGATTTACCGAGTGTATGCGCGTCTTGAAGCCTAACGGTACACTCATATTCAAGTGGAATGAAAGCGAAATAAAAGCCGCGGAAGTTTTGTCCGTTATCCCGTTCAAACCACTTTTCGGACATACTACCGGAAAGCAGAGTAAAACAATATGGATGTGTTTTATGAAACAAGAAGAATTATGAACATTCATCAAAAAGCATATTACATCAAGACATTATGGTGTAAGATGTGTATATCTGAGGATAATAGGAAACGGAATAAAAGAAAGAAATGAAAGCAGTTAAACTTTCCAATTTAAAAGTCGGAGACCTTTTTATCCATAAAGGAACATTGAACATGAAAAGCAATAAGGATGGATTATGAAACGTGAAATAAAATTCAGAGGGAAAAGTGTTGATAATAATGAATGGGTGTATGGCGATTTAATTCATATTGGAAATGGATGTATTATATATCAAGGCTCACAAAGTGATTATGAAATTACCAACAGGACAGATGTAGCTATCGAATTATTTGATGATGAGGTTTCAGTTGTACGTCCAGAGACGTTGGGGCAGTTCACGGGCTTGCGTGACAAGAGCGGTAAAGAAATCTATGAAGGTGATATTGTTGAATGCAACGGAGATATATGCAAGGTTATGTACAGTAATCATTATGCTGGATTTGCACTTGATAAAAAAGGTTGGCTATATCTCCACTTCTTTGGAGAAGCATTTAGTAATAAAGACTGTCTTGTTATTGGCAACATACACGATAACATTGAGTTATTGAAAGAAAACAACTATGAGTAATTTAGAGCACATCGCTACAATTGATTACTGCTACTGGCGGTTGGGAAAGTTAAATAAAACTCTTTCCAAGCCTAAATCGACTATGGAGCAGTTGGTTGATAAAGCCTGCGGTTATAATGAAGTAGAAGAAGTGAAAAAGAAAGCTATACCCCTTTTGGAACAGATTATTGAAAGCAAAAAGGCTATCGGTGCGGATTATTCGGGAGATAGTGAGTTCCTTGATAAATTGAAAAAGAGGCAATGAATAAAAAGGGATGCCTGTACATCCCCACAAAACAGCATTACGCCACTTTCTTACTATCTACCAAGAAAGAAAAAGTATTTGGAATGTTTTGGGTAAATCCGCTTACCATTCCTTATGATATAGCGACAGAAAATACGAGTTTTGCCGTTTTCATCTTGCGTTTTAACAGTCATATAATACACCTCCTTTCCGTTTTGCCTACCAACCTGTATTAGCAGGCTTCAAGCTGCACCCTGTAAAGTGCAACTAAAAAAGCCCAAAGCTACAGGACATTGGGCTTAAATGTCTTTCTCAATGAGAACGGACAAGAAAGGTGACGAATTACAGTTCGTCGGATTGGAGGTGTTATACTCCTGTTAAAACGCGATGCAAATATAAGCTTTAACCTAATAATGGGTAACTTTATTAACGATTTTAATAGTCAAATTAACACATGAGTAAACTTTATAAACTCACCCTATTCGGGAAGCTGTCCTAATCGGCCGGTTCTCCCATGCAGATAAATGGTATCATAATTTAGTATAATATATTGAACATGAAAAACAAAATCATAGCGAGCGTTATAGCAGCACTGTTCCTGCCTATGCTTATTTCCCTACATTGGGCTATTGTTCATTTCTTGTCGGTTAGAATTGTATTAGCAATCGCAATAATGGTCGGCATAATTGTTGTGACATACAAGCTTTCCAAACTTTTACTTGACGAACATTCTAAAAAATGTAAAAGACCATGAGAAAAGCAGACAGAATAATCAGAGACAGACATTCCCGCATTCCGGACAAATACAAGAAGATTGACACTACTGTCAACGGGAATGCGGAAAGCCTTGCCGAACAACACAAGGAAGTGGAGAGACAATTGTTTCCTCTACGCCTTAACAAGACCACCATTATTTACGTCACAAAAGACAAGCAAAACGAAACATATGCTGCAAAAGCACGTAAACGGATGGGGATAGCAGAGCCTAAGAAAACGTTTGTAGACCCGCTTTCGGAAGAGAACATTACCAAGTTGTACAAGGAAAAAAACATACCACCCCGCAGAATGGCAGAAATGCTGAATGTAAGTGTAAGGACGGTATATCTAAGGTTGGCTAAGTATGGACTTACAAAAGTGAAATGCAGATAGCAAGCTTACAGACACAACGATATAACCCTTGCCAAAACAGCAAGCGGTATTACCCAATGGACAGCCCGTTCAAAGCACTCTAAACGTTCCATTGGATAACCCGGAAAAGGCGGCAATAGTCCATGTAAAGGACATTGTCCGCCAATTCAAGCAGTTCGTCTATGTAATCCCTTTTTCGCATCACGTTCAAGTTTTCTACGTTGTTTACGATTTATGCCGTTTGCTGCGGCGAGACTATTCAGCGTCTCCTTCTGTTCGGGAGAAAGCATGCTATATACTTCTTCCCGTGATTTGCCTGATAAGATGGCTTGTACTATTTCCCACATAAGCTACGTCTGCAATGTTCACACAAAAATTTCTTTGCTACCGGAAACATCTTCTGCCCCACATACCCACTAAGATACTGTGCCTCTTCCCCGTACGGGTCGATGCCAAATGCACGTGAGATATGCCGGCATAGATGCCCCTTTTCATGGTCGAAAGAGTTCTGAAACTCTTCCGGCGAAGAAGTAAGAGCAATAACCATTACGGTCTCTCTGTTTCGGATATTGGAATAGGTGATGCCTGTGTTCAGATTACATGCGCGCATGTTCTTATAGGCATTCACCAAATCCAATCCCCTGCATCCAACCCGTTGAAGGTCGGCGACGATGCGGTCGGTATAATAGCAGTCCACTGCGTAATATACCCTCACTTCCCAATCATAGTCCGGTATGTAGAATTCTTGTACTATCATGACCTTTCTTCTTTTCTTTCCTCCAGCATGTCCTCCCAGGGGATAGGAACCCCCTTGCCGATGCAGGTAGCGTAGAATTCATCGAACGCACGGCACGGGTCGCCGTCAATATCGTCGAGGTACAATTTCACATGCACGCACAGGTGCGCTTCATCCGCAAGGGATTTCTTGTAGAAATCGGCTTTCAGCATATTGGCGACATAGCAGACGTCGTACAGCTCGTCATGTTCAACGGTTATCCCGTTCCGTTTCAGCATTTCGTCCACCTCGCTCTTCGTCCACGGCACAAGACTTTTCTCCTTGCCAGTGGAGTCATCCTTCACCTTCATCCTTGAAATGGCAAACTGTGCCATTCTCTTTGAGAAATGCCACCCGTAGCAGCCAAGATACTGCTGCATTCCCGGGGGGAACTTGTCGTATATATCCAATCTTTGTCCCATAGTCTTTTTCTGTTTTAATAAACTGGTAAAAGAGGGGATTACTCCCCTCTCCATTACATGAACTCCCCGTTGGCGCGTCTGCGTCTACGTTCGCTCATATCTTCGCCATAAGGCTGTGCGCTGCGGCGTTCGCTGTAAATCGGATATTCCGGGAAGTAACCCGGCATACGGCGTTCGCTCATATCCGAACCACCGCTATAACTTCCGCCGCGTGAGCCACCGCTATTACGATAACCTATTTCGCCGCCCTGCATCTCACGCATGGCTTTCTCGTAACCATGACGGAAACCCTCTTTGTAGGCTTCTTCCATAGGATTACCGCTTCTCATACCGAAGTCACGGTCATATTCACCGCGTCCTTCTTCCAATATTTCCCACATTCCCATATTATTTCTTTGTTTTAGATGTTTCAGCCACTCCGAGCTGCTCCATAAGTCGTTTATTTAAATCCATAAGGTCAGACATATTCTTGCTCATTTCTGCCATTTGCCCTTTCAGAGAGGATATTTCCTGCTCCTGACGCTGTTTCTCTGCAAATTCAGGGTTTAGGAGCGTCAGCATCTTGTCACATCCCGCAATGACGGAGTTATGAAAGTCCATACTATTGATGATGTCTATGCTTTTCTGCTTCATAGAAGCGACCTCGTTATTCATCGCATCACGCGAGCATGATACCACAATATTGCCGTTCTGCCCGAAATCGGCTATATCCATGCCGGCAGGAAGGTTTTGAAATGTGGTGTTTTGTCCGTTGATGCAGACCACAATATCCACAACCATTTCCATTTGAGGCATTTGCCCCATAGGAGTAGCCATAGGATATTTCGGTTTGGGAGCTGAAACGCTGACTACCGGGCCGTATTCGATATACGGATTGGCATCCTTATGAAGTATATATAACTGGTTATTGGTACGAAGTGATTGAAACATAATGATTTGGTTTTAATAGACCCCGGACGACAAAATATGTCCCGGGGTCAGGTTAACTACTTGCTCTTTTGAGCGGTTGCTTCTGCTGTCGCCGCCGACGTGGTTGTCGGACGATACCCACCGTTGACAAGAAACAGCTCATTGGTGTACTTGTTATAGTGGATTTCGTAGATACCCGTTCCGGCAAGGTTGCCGACAATCACCGGCTCATTGTTGTAAGCCAGCAACGGTCTCGTATCCCCATTAGTCCCTATCAGTATCGGGAGCGTAGCAGTCGTGCCGGCAGGTATTGCCTGACGGAGACTTACATAGAAACCACCGACATAGTCCCTGTTACGGAACGCATGATTAGGAAGTTCCAAAGTAACGTTCTCCGTACCGACCGTTACAGCCACCGTAGGAAGAGTATTGTAATTCACTCTGCCAAGTGACGGGAACGGGAATCCCCAATTATTAAAAGGAAATAATGCCATAATCTTTTGTAATTTAATCGTTTATTACTATATTTACAATCGGGATAGGTTGGAGTCATGACCAACTGATAAGGGTACACCGAAGCCCTTCCCACTTTTCAATTTTCGGTATCATTTAATTCGGAAAAATCAATGACAAACGAAGAGTTTATCAAGAGTGTATCTCTTGAAGGTGAGGAATGGAGGGATGTAGTCGGATATGAAGGTCTTTATAAAGTTTCTTCATTTGGAAGAATCATATCTTTGTCCAGAACAATCAAGAATAGGTATGGAGAAAGAATGCTAAATCCCTTGATTATGAATCCGCAAATGAATAATAAAGGATATTATAATATCATTCTAAGAAATAAGGGAAATATTCAGCATTTCTTAATACATAGGCTTGTAGCCATTCATTTTATTTGTAACAATTTGCATTATGATGAAATAGACCATATAGATGGAAACAAAGCAAATAATAACTTTGACAATCTACGGTGGTGTAACAGGAAATCCAATATGAGAAACAAAAACACCAAAGAAAAGCTTTCCCAAAACGCATCCAAAAGAATCAATGAAAAAAATTGGAAATCAAAACCTATTGTTGGAATTAATATTAACAATGGAGATGATATATTATTTTTCAAATCAATGTGTGATGCAAGAAGGAATGGATTCAACCAAGGAGCAATCTCCGCTGTATGTTTGCACAAAAGGAAATGTTACAAAAACTATAAATGGATGTATCTTTCCGACTACGAAACCCTTATCAATAAGTCAAAGAACTCTTTACCTAATGGCTAATTATCCCCAATAATTGTTGCATCCACATCCGCTGCGTGCATAAACAGAATCTCCCATATACGCACCATAGGCGGCAGCACGAGCCACTTCTGGGTTAAATACTTGCAACTGCGGATACGGCACTGCTACCGTAGGCGGCATTGAACAGCGGATTTTGTCCACCTCTCCCTGTAATGTTTGTAGACTTGCTACTATTGGAGCAATTTGTTGCGTTACGTTTCCAAGAATAGTCGCATTCTGATTACGCTGTGAAATTTCACCTTTCAAAGTAGAGATTTCAGCGTCTTTAGCAGCCAACGCTTCTTGCTGGCGACGCGCCTCTGCCGCATCCATTTTTGCTACAAGTGCTTGGAAGCCTTCACGGTAAGCGTCCGCCAAAGAACGCGTATTTCCTTCCATTGTGCGTGTAAGCGTATTCATGTTTTCGCAGCTTGCTAAGCGGCTTTCATACCCCTGACGCTCAATTGCTGTCTGATTTTTGCAGCAGCAATCTGCCAATTGTGTGAGAACAGCCTGATTGCCGGACTGGAATGCGTTGATGATTTGCTGGGTAGACATGCCCACCTGATTGCCCACATTGGCGATAAGTCCTTGAATGTTACACAAGGCGCTTTGCAACTGCTGGGTAGAGCAGTTCAAAGAAGAAGCAAGCTGATTGATGGCGTTACCGTTACCCTGAATGGCTGACATCAGGTATTCACGACCCACATCACCGTTAAGCTCGGCAGGCAGACCGCCGCCATTGCCAAAGCGGTTACCGAAGCCGTTACCGCCCCAACAGAACCACAAAAGGATAATCCAGATGAACCACATTCCGCTTCCACCCCACATGTCTTGGTTGTTACGTCCCTGGTTCAGTAAAGCGAGAAGTCCGGGGTCTACACCCTTGCTTCCCATCAGGTTGGGTAGCATAGCCATAATGTCGAATTTGCTTCCGCCATTACCGCCGTTACCGTCCTGGTTAAAAACGTACGTTCGTTCCATAGAGATTTATATTTATACTAATTACGGTCAATATCAACCGCACAGCAAAAGTATAAATACGCAATCTGCCATGAAATCAATTGTTTCCCAACGATTTCTTTATATTTTCCCAATATATTCTCAACATTTTCCCGCCTTCCATACGCTCCTGAAAATTGGAAATCATGTAGTTTATCGCACGCTTGGTCTTATGGATTTGTAAGGCTATTTGAGACGGATACATGCCCCTTTCAACCAACAGCCGAACAAGCAGATAGCGGGCGTCTACGGTCTCCGTATCCTTATCCGAGGATAGTATTCGATTGACTGGAATTTCCGTCTCCTGCGAGACGAGATTGATTGTTTCGGCAAAGATTTCTGACTTACACATAGTTTTTCTGAATTTTATATTTATCTTTGCCCTGCCACATAGAACATGAGATTCAATGAACAAAGCATAAGACAATGCGTTGAAGATATTAAAGCCTCCAACGTGCATTGTCTTATGCTTATCATGTTTTTATGTGGCAATATTAACGTGAAACGTTGGGGGCTTTCTTTCTACTCTAAGCCCCTGAAAGAGCGCCAGCTTAAGCCGACTTCTACATCGTTAATTTCTTTCTTATCTTTATGGCGAGCCAAGCTATCACGAACAAAATACAGGTTAGATTTATCGAAAGACTGGCGCCGCCGTAATTGATTTTAAACTTCTCCCACCATGACAACTCTTTTTCTACTGGATAAGGCTTTGGCTCTTCAATCCTTCTTATCCTTTCGATGAAATACGGTATCTTGACTGTTACCGTTGCATGAGGATAGATGCCCAATGAATGGTTCAATGTACCGTTACTCCATGAAGCGTAGCTGTAAGCATACGGATTACGAAGGAATGATGTTGTGTCGGAAACCGATACGCTGTCCTTGTACGGTATCAGCTTCTCTTGAAATGTAGTGTCATGATAGATTATACTGTCGAGAACTTTTGTTTCAACGGGCATATATACCGTCCTCGTTCTGCAAGAACACACGACCAGCACAAGCAATATCATATACAATAGTCTTTTCATATCTTTTTCCAATTATCCTTTAACCAAGTAATTTCACCTTCGGTAAAGCTGCGGTCGGCGATGATGATTTTGCCATGGCAGCCGATATACCCTCCTTTCAACTGTCCACCTATAAGCAATATATCGCCATCTGATGAAGTGCCCACACCAATAATTTTTCCGTTATAAGATTGCTTTGTCTGGTAAGTTATACCACTCTTACCTATTAAATCATCAATGTTAGTGCTTTTTGAAAATGAAAATGTTTCACTACCTAATGAGGCGTTGATTTTCTCAAAAACAAATGCACAATTAGGCCAAATATTACCTTTAGTAATAAATACTCGATTGCCCTCATTCTCAAACCAAGTCCTATCCGCCATCACCGTGTAATCTTCCAATATAGGGAAACCGTAGCAGACGGCGTACATCTTGCCGTCGTAGCAGAGCTGGTTGGGGTAGTCAGGGATTTGGGTGATAGTTATGTCAACTTTTCCAACAGCAACTCTATTATAAAATCCACTCGTTCTTCCTGTACCATCTGAACCAGGAAGAGTATAAATGCCAGGTTCAGATATATCAATACTATTTAATTTATCGTTTAAATAATATTGCCAAACAATAGTCGTTCCATTAAAATTGCCACTGATTTTAACAGTAATAGAATTAATTTTAGTACCAGTACTTTTATATAAAAAAGCAATAGTACTTTTAAATTCAATAATATGACAAATATTTGAACTTACATTTTCATAAGTAGCAACATTATCATTTTTATTAAAAGTAGTAAAATCCTCTTGATAAACTCCCATTCCACTATTCAGCTTCCCCTTACCGCCGTACAGATAGGCATGGTTACCGTTGCCGCTAAGGTCTTTTAGGATTGATGTAGGGAGTTGGGTGATAGTAACATCACATGCGCCTGCTGGCTCTACATTAAATCCATTACGTTGAGCTGAAGAAGCTGGTAATTCATGTACTCCATTAGTTGTTAACTTCTTTGTTACATAAGACTTACCGTCATTATAAATATACTGTACTGCTTGACTATCTGTAAGTCCCGAAATTAGCACTTTAAAAGGCTGGGTTCCTCTTACTTTATCCTGTCTGACAACACTACGATAATAGACGATACTTTCTGTAATATGTATTTCATTTTTAGTAACAGTGGCTATTCCGTTGGAATTATCTAAAGTCCAATTAGTAAAATCTTCCGCATAGGCCTCAATTACATCATAGTTAGTCATACCTTGCGAAGCAGGGTCATAGATAGCCTTTATTGACTCTTTTAAACCTTTCGGCCATGCAAGACCACCGCCCGAAGCAGAAGGGAAACCGACAGACGGGATGCCGATAGTAGGCAAGCCGATTACGGGGATGGTGATGTTGGGGATAGTGATTGGGTTCATAGGTTATTCCTCTTTAATCATCTTAGCTTCTAACACTTCGGTAGCACTTCTTATTGTGATTTCCACGCCCGCTACTATTCCGGCGACACGGAATATAGAGTCGGGAGCGTCGTTGTTGTCACGCACGTTAGGATACAATATCACGGGCTTCATGCCTTCGATATTGGCAAATACAGTCACCATTCCGCCCTTATTCTTTATCTGTATGGTAACGGGATTGCCGTCACTGACAAATGTTGCGTAATATGCGTTCTCGCTTTCGTTCTTTTCAAATGATAAAATTTCTGCTGCCATGATGTTTACTTTTTAGAGTTACTTAAATAGTTCATAATTCCCTGTACATGCAGGTCAACTATCGTCCGTTTGCCTTCATCCGATAACAAGAAGTCTACATCTTCTCTATTGTCCTGGAAAAGGTTTTCAGTGAGAACTGCCGGGCATTTTGTATGCTTCAGGATATAAAATCCGCTTTCCTTATCAGGGTCACCGTCCGTCATATCCTTACGCATTTTCATGCCAGGCAAGTATCGTTCGGCCGATTCATATAGACATGTCGCCAATTTATCGGCTTTCGTCTGACCTACCGAAGTCCATGTTTCCCAGCCACGTGCCTGCATCCATTCCGAACCGTTACCCGCTGCATTGCAATGAATAGAAACAAGAAATGTATCACTCGCTTTGTATTCGTTTGCCCGGCGGCAGCGTTCGGATAAAGGAACGTCTATTTCTTCTTTGACGATGCGTTCGGCATCAATGCCTTTCTTTCGCAGTTCCGCTTCCAATCGTACGGCAATCTCACGAGCATACGCATATTCTTTCAATCTTCCGTCCGGTGAACACTTGCCCGGAGTGTTGCTTCCGTGTCCGTTATCAATCAATACTTTCATCCTGCACGTCCCCCTTGAAGTATTTGTCATACACCATGTGAGCCACCCAGCCGACAACAGCGCCGACACCGAATGACACAACAGTAGTCAAGTTTACCCAAAACGGAGTGTAGTGCATGTAAAGCATAACTCCCACGATGATAGCGATAACAATCGCTGCGATAATCAATTTCTTTTTCATTTTGTTACTCCTTATCTTTAGTTATTATTTCACTCATATCTTCTTTCTCAACATCGAGTACTTTTTTACCGAATAATCCTAATGCTTTTAGTAAGTTGAAATTATATCCTTTAGGCTTTAGAATGTTGCTTATGATAGAGCAGAACTCTATGGAGCAGACAAACAGGCATGAATACACATCAATATTCCACTTGCTTCCGGAAGCGATGTTTATCATCACCACCATACATACAAAAGCGAAGTAAGTCACCATCTTACCCATAGTCCTGCGGATGGCACTGGAAAAGCGCACTTCTTCGCCCATCAACAGGCTTTTCCTCACTCCAAATGCCAAGTCACACACTACGACTGAAAATGCCACTATCAACCACGGTATCATGTGTTCCAATGACTGCATAATAAAGCTACTCGCTATTACCGAAAATCCCCCAGGTATGCTTTGGGTAATAATGTTATTCTGCATCTTATCGTTACTTTTACAATTATCCGTATCTTTGTGCCGTTCACAGCGGTAATTACATGCCGCTATTCCCGTTTTGCTCGTGAGAATAGGACGGGATTTTTATATTTTGCCGTAATAGTGAAACCACGCTCCCCACTTCCGCTCTTTCAGATAGTTCGGATTGTCTTGGTTCAGTTTGGCTTCCATCTCAAATGCGCTCGCTCGATAGGCGTTATTGTTTACCTTGCCGCCACCTATCCGTTCATCCGTGAACAAGTGGTACACGAAGCTCACAAACCATTCAGCAAAATACAGAATGTAATAGAATAGCGGGATAAGGAGCAACCACCACGCACTGACATAGAATGATAATAATGCGGACGGGATAGCCGCTATCTCCATGCACTCGAAGAACTGTTTCTGATGTGTACGCTCATGGCGTTCTGTCTCGGCAGTTATCTTTTTCAGAATGGATAGGATAAAGCCGAAGAGCATGATTGTATGATAGCTGCCAAAGAGGATAAGTTTGGCTAATTTGCTGTTGTAATAGATTGTTTTCATAATTTGTTAAGCTGTTATATACATTACACGAATAGTATTTAAATAGTAATATGCCATAATATTGAAGTCCTCATTGGGCGATAATACCTTTTCAATAACAGGGATATTTATCAATGTACTATCTTCTTCTTTATATGATTCCCATATAAACATTGTTGATGCCTCTTTTAAACGCCAATAATTATCGGCAGAACCGCTACTGTATGTTTTTACTATAATTCCACCTGGCGGAACGACAATTGTTTCTAACACCTCTTCGTATCCATCAACAAAACCATAAAATTCAACAGTCTTGTTATTGCTACTGCTGTTAATTAAAACACTTATGCAGTCTTCTTTTTTTACGGATATATTATTAGTTATCCCGCCAAGAATTTCAGTACTACCCACAAACAGCCCAGCTCCAGCCGAACCAACTCTAAGATTACTATTTTCGTTACTCATAATTGTTGTTTTAATCGGTTACACAATATGCTGTATTGGCATCCTTAGAGCCAAGAGCCTCGTATTCGGCGGCGGTTTTCTTGGTTATGGTGGTGAGGTTGTCGGAAGTAACAATATCCCTAACTATAAAATAATCGCCGTAAGTATCATTCAGAGAAATAAAAATTCTTTTACTTAATAGATCTACACCTGATAAAGTAAAACTGCTATAATTTAAATCGAATGAAAGCATGTAATTTCCTGTACTTAAATTTGCATAAGCATAAATAGATCCGAGCTGAATTCTTTCGACTTCTGATATTTCAATAACTAATCTTTTATTAGCTATTAATTGACTAACAACATTACTAAAATTGTCAATACTACCAAAGACTGTATTTATTTTAGTTACAACAGTTTCATCCGCAGTTTCTTGATTAGAAATCAACTCTTGAAATCCAGTATTAGATATGGTTAGCAAGAACATCTGTTCATCCACATACTTCTTCGTCGCCGGATGATAAGGCTCCGTAGGCGTATATTCCGTCTCATTGTCTTTGGTGAGCACATCTGACTTTTCGGGAACTTCCACCCAATCTTTATTCTTACGACCGTAGGCGTTACCGTCAGAGGGGGCTTCGGTCATGAGTGGTGTAGATATTTCATTATAGGATGCAACACCATCAATCACTTGGATTATTATTTGCGAAGTGACATCTATACTCCAAGAAGCCAAGCCAAGTCCCAGGTTATTGTCATTAATATAAGTCGCATTTACTATCAAGGGTGTGTGTTGCAGCACGGCATTAGGGTCATCATCGGTTTTCGCTATGACAACGCAATCTTCATCTTTTACTTTTTTTATTATATCTATTAAATTCTGCTTTCCACCAAACGCATTAAATATCTCATCGGGTGTTGCTTGGTCGCTTAGGCTCATCGCAGCAGCAGGAATAACTACCACGTTCCCCGAACCGCCACCCGCTATCTTCCCTTGATTAACCCAGTCGCCGTTTACCCATGCGTAGTAATCGTAAGGAGCTTCAGTACCTACGGCCATGAACCCGTCAACTGCCGAACCGTCGGGAACGGCGGATTTCAAGGCTTCAAGGGTGGCGTATTCTCCGGCAATACGGAAAGGAGCACCGGGATTACCACGAGGAATGGCAAAGTTTATTTTGTACTTCGGATTGCCGTCACTGTCCACTCCATCCTCTGATATGGTAGCCGTTGCCGTTGACCCGGCTTCAAGCGTGGATATTGTACCTATTGAAAACTGCGGTGTCTTGCCCGTAAAACCGATAGCACCGGACATATCGACAAGGAACTCAAAGTCACCATCAGCCTTGACATACAATTTTGCATTGTCGGGGTCTTCAACATCACCCGTATTCACCAATACAAAATCACCTTCTGTAATATCCGGATTGCTCTTATCAGCTTCCATGTTAGCAACTGAAGCATATACCTTCTTGATAGAGAAAGCATCGCCTTTGGTGTAGATGTCTGTCTTGTCGTATGCTTGGGCGGTCTTGTTCCATTTGTAGACATAGTGGTCTTGTCCGATATAGGTAGGATGTTCCGCGGTGTCGTTGGCATTGGCCGCTGCGGTATCAGCAAGCACCGCCTTTTCATTGGCATTAGATGCAGCGGTATTTGCGTTCTTGGTCGCTACCTCAGAGTTCTTGACCGCATTAACAACATCCTGATAAGCTGTCTGAATATCTTCTAAGCTAACCTTTACACTGGTCTTGATACCATCTATGATTTTGTAACCAATGGTATATAACCCTTTCAAACTCTCGACAAGAGGAAGTTCTGATATTTTTATCTTCTTACTTGGCATAGTTATATTCAATAAAAAAAGCCCTTGAGCACAACTTATGGGTACGTCAGCTCAAAGGCTTGTATATTCTATGTTACTATTCTTAAGTCCATTATCAAAATGCCGTACATCTTCACACGGTTTATGCAAACACATTGATAATTTTCTATTCAACATACCCATTTCTCTGTTTTTCACAAAATTAGTCCAGAAGAAACAGATTTACTTGTTTTTGCTTCATGGATAACAAACAATTGGCAAAAGGTTTGTTATTTGCATTTTTCTTCTATTATCTTTAATTTAAATCACTAACTAATCATTCTGTTATGTTTACAGTCCATGTTGAATAATCCAACTTATGGAATATTGCTAAACGATATTGGTTTTTAAATGCCCAACGAGTAGTGCTGCCACCGTTTAAGGTTCTTAGGGTTTCTCCGTTTCTGGTATTAATCCATGCATCTCCATTCATGTTTTGAACAAATATAGTGCTGCCCATCTGTCCGAACCTGTTATCACTGGAAGAAGGTAGATAATATTCATAAGTACCACCACCTTGATTGGTACACCATACGTTATTATACATTCCACCGGCAGGGACTGCTTTCCCATACATGATTAACGGGCAGGAGCCTTGCATAACCAAAGGAGAATTATCTAACACAATAGAGGCATATTTGGAATATACCCCGATAGCATTACTATCGGTAAATGATTCTCTTATGTATATACCACAGAAGTTTTCTCGCCCTTCCATAAAAACAGGAGTATAAAAGACCTCGTCCGTAATCTGTACTTGCTGCAAACCCATTTTTACATTTATGGAAGGGCTTGTGTTATGTAAAGCAATTCCATTGACGTCCAAATTCATACTTAATACACCATTACCGCTATTAGGACGAGAAATAGAAATTGCACCATCGCTTATATTAAAGTCTCCAATATTACCGCTGTCTGCATCTATTTTTCCCTTTAAATCAACATCTGTACCTATCAATTTACCATTATGAAGAACCCTGTAAGGAGCATCCCAACGTCCATCTTTATCAGCTCCAGCCCAAATACGCACATCTGTACCGGCATTTCCTTCTCCACTCATGCCGGCATTGATGGTTGTCTCATTGCCTATACCTACAGTACCTATCAGTCCGTCCAAGAATCTGATATATCCGGCTATCTCACCTTTCAATAAATCGAAATAGGTCTTACCATCAGAAGAAACTATTTTCTCCGTAGTTACCCGCCCCGGTAGTATCTCTGTGAATCCGTATAACGTGGCAAAGCTTCTCTCCCCGTTATTCTCACTGTTCAGGATACCGACAAGCAGATGATAATAACCGTCTATCTGTTCCAACGCAATAGCTGTTTCGCTTAAGAGGAACATCCCCGACTGGTTATCCTTGCTACACTTGGCATATAGGTAGAATTTCTTTTCCGGGTTGGTGAGTGAGGGTGAATTGTATTCTGCCATATCCCAATACTTATAGTCGCTTGCCGCATGAGTATTGGATAAAGAAGTGATACCAAGTGTCATGTGTTGGATAATACCTGCCGGAGCGTTCAAGACCTTTGTGCTCGAATTGTAGCTAATATCATGGTTAACTACCACCGGATTTGTCTTGGAGTTGACAAATCTGTATTGTAAACTCTCGTCACCCACAAGCATCTGCATGGTAGCAACCGTTATCGGGTTGATTGCTCCGGAAAAGCTAAGTAAACTGTCGGCAAGCATTTCCATTGTCTCTTTTGCGTCACGATAGTAACGTTTGGTGAATTGAAGGGCTTGTTTATGATTCTCTTCAACTTGTACTTCGTTCGTTTCTATCTTATTAAGCTCGCTGGCAACGGATGTACCTACCGGAGTGTTGGACAGTTCTATTTCGGGACTGTACGGATTGTTCACATACCGTTTGATGCCGACTATACGAATGAGTGACCCTTCGGGATGGAACTGATTATCCGTGAAGCTCACGAAACCGCCCAATACGATTTTACCGCCAACAGTCAGCCAGCGTTTCTTTGCCCAAATGCCGTCAAGTGTACCAGTGAAGGTAAACTTCTTATCCTCGTGTTCGTAGAGATACTTAACAGCTTCCCGGAACACATCCCATGATGCACCTGTTCTTGTGGCGTTGTCACTTATATAGGCTTCGGGCAACTGAATGCCGAACACAGCGTATTTATCACCAACTTCCGGCATCCATACACCACCGTCCGGCATAGTGATACCATCTATCTCCTGCGGGACTATCTCGAATTTACGTCCTACATGAGTGTATTTAACCTCGAACTCCTTGCCAGAAAGCATACCGGATTGGAAGATAACGGTCATTTTCTCACCCTCAATAAGGCAATCCTCAAAATTGAGGTTATTCGGGATACCGGCATCGTAAAAGTCATAGAAGTGCTTTTCCGTATTTATCGTAGTCACTTTGCTGACTTCTCCTACACGTGACGGGTAAATCTCCGTACAGTCCAAACTGTCTTCTTTGCTCGTGGTCAGCTCACGATCGGCACGCATAACGCTCGTACCGTATTCGTCTGTCTTGTATGTGCGGGAAGCGGAAGCATTGAAACCCTCTTCACCCTCAAAGCGTGTACCGTCATAACGGATAGTCTGCGATTTGGGCATCAGCAATTCCTTTGCGCCGTATTTGGAATAATCTATGTTTCTATCAGTCGTTTCCACAAGGATGATTTCGGGCGGTATGTCGCCGCTTTCCCGGCCGACACCCGTCTTGAAACCGTGCCCCTTGCCATAGGATAAAGTCAGGGGATTGTCCTTGTTGTACTCGACTTTTTTCAAATGTACAGTCTTTGTATGTACCCCCTCTATTACGGTTTCTGTAATCTGATATTCGATTTCATAGGTTTCTGCCAGTTGGCTCAAAGCGTCCAGACAAACGGTATGGTTGTAGTTTATCAGCTTCTCCGTCCCATCTATGCAATCACCTATTACCCATCCCGAAGAACGTCTGTTCAGATTGTCCACTATCAGCTTTAAGTGCTCTTTCGGCTTGGCGGTATAGGGGAACTTGATACGGTTATCCACCGTATTGCGTATTTTCCAAAGTTCCGTATCGGCTTTGGATGTTTCGAGGACAAGCGTGTAGCTGTAATTCCTTTCACCGTTTTTCTTGAAATTACTGTCTTTCTTGAGCGAATAACGCTTACCGTAGAACTCGCACCATGAGCCTACAGGGACATTGAGATAGCCTGGATGAGAGAAATACAGTGTTAGTGTATCTTCGCCCATTACAGCCTCGTAGGAATAACTGTTGTCATCCGTAAGAAGCTCGATTGTTTCACTTCCGTTATGTAGAGTAATCATATCCTAATCTCCTAAATCAATAAAATATTCTTCATCTTCCGTAGTTATAAATCTGCCATCTTCCGAAGCAAGCAGATATTCTGTATCTCCCAGTCGGAAGCTGGTAAATACAAGGGTTAAGGTAAATGCCCACCATATACCATCAAGAGGGTTAAAACTGTCAGTTTTGCAACTCTTGTAATAACATGGATAGTTTTCACTCCATTCGTCAACGTAAAAGGAACGTTCCGCATCTTCATACTCATATCCTTCACCATCAGTTTTGGCAGACAGCTTTGTGAGGTCATGCAAAAGAGCATCATGGTTTCGCCAAAACGTGTCGAAGTCCGGGGCGCGCATTAGACACTTTATGCTTACATCTTTCGTTTGAAACTTCACGTATTCGCCATCATATACAGCACCGTCCTGAAACTTGAAGTTCTGCAAAAGGTTTTTCTTCACAGCCGGAGTTTTGAGTATCTCCTCATTTGTACCTTGTAGAACGAGGATACCGTAAGCGGATAAGTCCACACCATCCAATTCATAGCCTTTCGGCAATAGAATACTGTTTATCGGTTCCTGATATACATAATCATCCGAGCGCGGGAAATCATTGGCAAAAGTGAACTTGGAGCGTTCGGTGTTATTATATATCTCAAAGCTATTCTGAGAAGAAAGCCTTAATTTAAACGTACGCTTCAAATGTGGGAAATAAAAATCGTGATACCCCATATCTGATAGCATGGAGACAAAATTTGAAAATTGCCATTCCCTGAAGAAGCCAAACTCAAGGATAACATCTTTCGTATCAAGATATATTTCCGAAAGGTCAAACTCTTTTCCGTCCTCTTCCGGCCAATCGTTACTATCCGGCGTTTTTGAAGGCGGGAACGCTACCAGTTCACCGTAGTTGCCTTGTAATGTAGACACGCCGTACTCAGTATGTACATCTTTGCCATCTATATATAATTGGTTTTTCATCGCTTAAGTGTTATTCCTTTAGTGTTTAATGTATCGATACCACTTTTCATTGCGTACATGTATTCTCTAATTTCTACAAGATTGGATGTATAGTTATCAATGTTAGCCAAATGGTTAAGAATATCTTTGCTTTGACTTTCGATAGCCTTAGCCGTTTTGTCTATATCCGTAGTTGCTGATAAATTAGCAACAGAATAATTCAAAAGTCCGTCAATCCCTGTTGCCATACGGGAAACACCCTCGTTGATGGAATAGGTATGTCCCATCATTGTTGTAACCATTCCGTCTATTTTGTCTACACTGTCTTGCGATGCTGTAATTCCTGTTTTCTGAGAGGCTTCACGGACGGAATCTGTTTCCGTTTCCCAGCCCATCACACTTTTTAAAGAGTCTCTTTCTGCTAATGCCTGATTGACTATGCTATTCCATTTGTTTTGAAGATTTTTCTGCTCACTTTCATCAATTGTGCCACCACTTTCCATTGCTTTTGCAAACTCTCCATACCAATCCTGTATCAGTTTATCATACTTCTTTGTCATGAGACTTTCAACAATGGCATTCTGCATCATCTTCTCAAAATCATTAGCAAAATCTTCCGCATCGGATTCCATGTCGAGAAGTGCATTCTTAAAGTCATTCCTTACATTATCAAAAGAAGTGCTGGTAAGCTTTTCATTATAAGCATTCTCGAGTTCTTCAAGCTGTTTGTAATAAGTAATGTATTCATCCATGTACTGGGCAGCGTTCTTATATCCATCGTCTGCAAGATTCTTTATCTTTGAATACAAAGATGTATCTTCTTCCGCAAGCTTAGCCATCTGTTCACTGGATAACTGGAAAAATTGGCCTGCATTACTTACAGACTTTCCTACAATGTCACTAACCCTTTTCCATTCCGATGCAGACATTCCTTCATCTATCTTCTTATTGGTGGAATGTGAGCCAAAGAGGCCTTTTCTATATGCCGCTGCGCTGCGCTGCATAGCTTCTTGCGTATTGGCTTCTTGCTTCAAAATATTTTCCCTTTGCACTTCATATATACCAGAAGCATCTGTAACAGAAGCCTTATCCATTTTCTCAGAAAGATTATCCAATGAATTCTTCAAATCTTGATTGGATTGCGTAAGGTACTCAATATCCTGTTCAAGGGTTTTATCGCTATCACCGAAACCTGTTATCTTAGAAAACGCCCCGAATGTGATTGTATCCCATACGCTTTCAGCTGCTCTAAAGACACTCGAAAAAATATTCTTGACAAAACCGTCAAAGCCCTGCTTTTCTATTCCGTCAAGCAGAGAGAACGCCGCACCAACAATGCCGCCTATCTTGCTTCCAGCCTCGGAAAATGTATCAACAAGAGCAGATGCGAGATTGCCTATTTGGGATAAAGACATTTCAGATGAACTGCCAAGCTGGGTAATAGTACCAGCTAATGCTATCAGATTTTGTTTGGTCTTATCCACGCTCTTGGCTACATTCGTTTCTGCATTCTGAACTTTCTTCTCGGCATTGTTTTTCTTTTTGAGGGCTGCTTCTTTCTCGGCATCTGTACCTGTTTTAAGAGCTTTATTATACTCATCCTGTGCCTGTTTAAGTTCTTCTTGGGCAATGCGCAAAGCATCCAATTGTTCAGGCAAATCACCAAGTAAGCCGCCTTTGTCGATGATGGTGCTCTGAATATTATTTAATGCTTCGTCAATCACTTTTTTCTGGTCGACAGCCATGTTCTTGTACTCATCAGAGTTTTTAAAAGTCTTTAGTTGTTGTTTAACCTGTTCAAGTGACTTTTTGGAAACTTTGCTCAAATCACTGAATATAAGTTCCCAATTGATTTCTTGTTTGAGCTTATCCATATCCACAGAGGACAATACTTCTTCCATTTCCTTTTGGAGCAGCTTTTTATCGCCCTCAGTGGTGGCTTTAGCTATCTTTTCGTTGTACTCTTTGGCAATGGCTTCCTTCTTCTGTTGGAATGTGCCGTATTCCTTTAGATAGCGGTTCATGGCTTCAAGCTCTTCCTTGTTCACATCGGAAATAGCCTCTTCCCTGCCTTTCGCATTGTTTGAGGCACGTTCGCCAAGAAGCGATGTTTGCTCCTCAGTAAGTTTTCCACCCTGCGCTTTCTCCCATTCCGCCTTTTGCTTTTTGATGGCATCAAGCTCTTTCTGATAGTCCAAGTCAATCTGTGCCAACTTTTTCTCTGTTCCGTCTTCCATGAGGTTAATTTCTTCCTGCTGGTTCTTACGGCGGAGAGAAAGAAGTTGCTCAGCAAACTTTTCCTGCTGTTTGAGTTGCTTGTCGGATTCCTTCTGTTGCTTGGAATAAGAATCGTAAACTTTCAGTTCTTTTTCTGCCTCCTTTAGCTTCTTGACATTATCCTTATAGCTTTTTACAACGTCTGCGTCTATTCCTTTGAAGTTTCCGGCATCCATTAGTTTCTTTTGAGAAGAAGAAATTTTGGCAAGATTTTCCTCTGCGACTTTCCTTTGGGCTTCCCAATATTCTTTATTCTTAATTACAGCCTTATTACTTTCCCCCTCATTAAAAAAAGGATTGTATTTTTCTTTTATCTTGGAAATCTCTCTATTTGATTCATACACGCTCTTTATATAATCTTCCAAAGCTCCATAGAATCCATTAGGCATCTTTCCAAACCGCTTTTGAATGTTTTCAGCAATAGCATTGAATGCTTGCTGCCAAGTTTGCCCTGCCTTACGAAAATCTTCCGTCCATCCAAGTACAATATCTGTAATTGCTTTAGAATTTTTATTTCCAGCCCCTTTTTGTATTTCGGAAAGGGCATCGGATTGTACCTTCAAAGATTCCTCTACAACTTCGTCAATTGCATTCTTTTGAGCCTTTAACGCCGCATTTTCCATCAAAGCCTTGTTTACATTCTTATAGGCCTGTTCAATCTCCAATAAAGAAGATTTTTCGCTAAGAAGATATGGGAGATACTTGCCGTACGAATCATTTATCTTTTTAATTGCGTCAGCTCTCCCCCGTGTACCTTCATTGGTTTTCTTTATAGCATCAAATAAAACACGCACATTAGTTTCTTCTTTACTTATTATTGAATTAAATTCCTTAACACTTTCGTTTAATCTTTTTTGGGCACTATCTGCACCCAATAATCCGGAAATCCAATCCACAACTCTGCCCCCATACAACGTTAACAATGTAATTCCTACCGTCAAAGCACTTTGCCAACTAAATATAGAAGATACAACTTGTTTCCATACTGGAACCGCCTTTTCCCCGCTATTCTTTAGTGCATTATATTGTTCTTTGGCTCTTTTAATTTCATCGGCAAGAATAGGCAGATTATTTGAAATAGCGAGGAAAAAGGTATTCCAACTGACTGCTAATGAAGGAAGTTCTCGACCTACTTGCTGAATAGACATATTTAATCCATTCCAACCGCTTGCATAATTTCCCACATTCCGTTGGTGATTGCCAATCGTTGCGTCCAATGCTTTAATTTTCGCATCTGCCTGATTAATGGATGCCAATAATTCTCTCCCAAAAGGAGAATTACGTTCTTCTTCCGTCAACTGTCGATATGTTGTACGCATTCTACCAAGAGATTGGGAAAGTGCATCCATAGATGTTGCAGCCGCATTATCTAATTTAGCATTATTGCTTAGGGTTTGCCTAACTTCTGCCAATGCGGCTTTGTGAGTAAGCAATGAATTATTAAGTTGCTCTAAACGTTTTTGCTGATTATTAGAAAGAGTTTGATTATCTGACTGATATTTTGTGAGTTGTTTTATTTCCGCATTTATTAATCGAATAGCGTTTTGTTCCTCAAGCATGCGCTTTATATTCTGCTCTCTCGTACCTATTATGGAATTTATTTCATTTGCCAAATCATCATACGCTTTTACCTGCATTTGTACACTTGCCGTATCCATATTGGCAGTTGTATTTGTGGTATCGTTATTCACAGGACTTATTCCTGTGCTTTTGGACATTTGTTCCTGTACTTTGATGATTTTTTCCGCAGCATCATTAATCCTTTTTGTAGAAATCATAATCTTGCCTTCAGCTTCACTAACTTTGGTTACTAAAGCATCATATTGCTCAGACAACGACTTTAAGCGTGCTTCAAGGCCTTTAGCAATATCAATATCCACCTTAACATTGATACTTTTTAAAGCCTTCTTCACATTCTCAATCTCTGCTTTCAATGAACGTAGCTTAGTTATATCACTATCTACATTTGCGAATATCCCTGCCATAACTAATTAAATATTTTTTTATTAATCATTCTTTTTGCATAAAGGATTGCAGAATCCATTACATCAAATCCCTTTGATTGTACGAAACTTGCATACTCCATGCCGTCAGCCAGATAAAGCCCGTCATCTTTCTTTTCGTGATACTGTAAATAGTAGGTGGTCTTTTGTACAGCTTCCATGTTTGTCCCTTTCCCATAGACCTCCAGTGCTACAATCTTTCCGTCACGCACGACACAGAACCCAGGAGCTTTACGCAGTTGCCATGTGTGGTTTTTATAAACTTTTGGATATTTGGACGAGCCACTTGCATTATATGCTACCCGTATAGCATCCCGCCCTATTTCTATTAACTTATTGAAATAAGCGCCCTCTATTTGTTCTTCAAGTTCATCTAATTCTGAAATATCACCTTTGAACTCCATAACTTTATTTTCCTGTAAAGGTATCGCCATACGCAATTTCTGCCTAAAAAATGTCGTGTGCAGAACAAACAATTGACAAAAGGTTTGTTTTTTATAGAAAAAGCAGCCCCTAAATGTATAGAGGCTGCTTGTAGTGTCTTTCTTGCCAACCCGCCAGCCGTATTACTGGCGGGGTATCATAACGTGAACGTTGGTCGAAACCTCAACGTGCATCTTACACTATCTGTTTACGCGGCAATTATTTTTATCTCCTTTAAGGCATTGCAAAGTATGTGCAAGGCGCTCATTTTTGATTTGAAATAGTCTATTTTTCCATCATCTATATACTGCATGTAATCAAATGCCAGTTCAATAAGCTCTTCCCGTAATTCTTCGGGAGATATGCAGTCTTTGAATAATTCGTCTATTGCGCTAAGGTCGTATTGCTTCTTAGCGGGTGTTGTATTTCTTTCCATGATGAATATTTGTTTAGTCTTAAATTATAGTATATAATGTAGGCTGTCGGGCATTGAAACCGACTGCTGATAATTATGTAATGGAATTATGCGGCTGGATTCAGCTCACCTTTTATCTGCTTGATGGCTTTTCTCACGTTCCAATCATTTTCATATAGAGCAATAATGAACCGCACACCTTTAGTAGTCCATACCGTATATACACTTGTTCCTGTCGAACCGTCCGAACGTGTATAGGTCTGGGTACGGGTAGAGTGCAACCCCCAAGTAGAATAAGGCGCATGCAATATCCATTGTCCACTTTGTCTGTAAATAACGCCTATTTCTTTCAGCGTCTTGTGCAACTTCTCTGCATCCAGTCCGATTTGTTTGGCTACTTGTGTAGATGTCTGTGTGTTCACGCTCTGCAAGTGGTTGTCGTAGTAGTTGACTTTCGGAGCGGCTTGGCGTAGCTGTTCTTCTTGTAATGCGTTCTGTTGTTCAATACGCTGTTTTTCCTCACGCTCGTTCTTTAGCTGCGTTGCAAGGCTGATAACTAAGTCGGGGTTGTTAATCATTTGCTCCAAAGTTGGCTGCGTGGCAGTCATGCCGTATTGAAGCAACTCCTTAATTCGGTCATTACACCAAATAGCAAAAGCAGGACTTAACCAGCGAGCAAATTCCATTGCTACATCTTCATGCATCCAAGTGCCTTGCTCACCATTTCCACCTTGTTTTATTTCTACCAAATCCGTTAGGGGAATTGTCCTAACGGCTGATAATGTGGATAAAAACTCTTTGGTTGATTTGTTGGATAGCCAATCTTTGGCAAGTTTTCCGAACGGTTTTGCCATTTCTGTGGCATTAATCATAACGCTATCGCCTTTCTGAAAGGTAATAGGACTTCCGTTGTACTGGAAGATTTGATTTTCAAGATTGTTGAACATAACAATAATAAATAAAAAAGTGCCATCGCCTTTCCCGCTGTTCAACACATCTCGAAAATGCTGTGAGTACATTAATACTTCACACGGGGGTACGATAGCACCTAATATCTTAAGTGAGGTCATAAAAATAACCTGCACATTACATGCAAGTTCACGACCTGCATTTTCGAGTTTTATGTTGAACATCGCAAAGGTACACACTTTCTTTGAAACTTCAAAATAATGGAAAGTGTTTTTGCCCCAATAAGCATGACATAGTGTTTTATAACATGTATTGTAACAATTGTAGAATAAAATGGATTATATATTAAAAGAAGTAATTAACTTTGCGGCATAATTTTTAACTAAAATATTTATAGATATGAAAAGGTTATTGTTTTGCGCGCTATTGGCATTATTTATGAGCTCGTGCTACAATTCAAGGGTTTGTGTAGGAAATGTTAAGGCAGACGACCCTACTGTAAAAGTTAATTCTGTGACAAATCACCATTTTTTATATGGGCTTATTCCTGGGGGGAAAACTAAAATAGAAGCCAGTAAATACGTTAGGGAAAGGAAAAATTATGTAGTGAGAAACAACTGGACGTTTTTAAATGGTTTTCTTGGGTGTCTTACTTGTGGCATTTACACTCCTACAACGACGACTTTCTATGTACCAATAGATGATGTTTCCAAAGAAAATAATGATTAAATGGACACAAATATGAAAAAGATTTTATTTTTGCTGGCAATACTGCCAATGATTGTGTTTACAGCTTGTTCGGATGATGACGATAGCAAACAAAAACAAACAAGCTATACATTAAAATGGAATATGTCGGAGTCGTCTTCGTTGATAAGCACTGATATATGGCTATTTGAATATAACGACAAAGATGAAAGCGTAGGGAATAATACAGTAGATGATGTACAAGATAATTATACGGAAGTCTTCAAAGCTAACGAGCAAGCTGTGAAGGTAAAAGTGCAAATTCGTATGTCCGGAGGCACAACGAGCTCTAACAGGTGGGTGCAACAAGTCTATTATTTGACTAAAGGCGGAAATACCGATATTAAAATTGACGGAGAAACGATAATAGGGACGAAAGAGCCTTGATTATATTTTTTCAAGAAAAATATATTTGCCCCGTTCGTGAGTTCGGGGCTTTTTTATGCCTAAATGTTGCTTGTCAACAAGAAAAAATAAGCCACAATCTTGTAAGTACAAAAATAAGTACCTATATTTGTACTAAACAATAAAAACAAGTAGATTATGAGAACTGCTAACTATTCAGAGCTAAGGAATAACCTTAAGCACTATCTTGATGGCGTGATAAATGACAGTGAACCGTTGCTGGTACATCGTTCAGGTAGCGAAAGCGTGGTTGTAATATCGCTGGACGAATACAACTCCATTAAGGAGACCGAGTATATAATGAAATCCCCCGCAATGATGGATATTATACGCAAGGGGAAAGAAGAAATCGAGAAGGGAAAAGGGAAGCCTGTAAAAATTGAAGAATTATGGAAATAGTCTTTCTTGAACAGGCTGAAAAAGACCGGGAATATTGGAAAAAGTCGGGAAATAAGGCTATTATGAATAGAATAACAGCCTTGCTTGAAGACATTATAGCTCATCCATATACAGGAATAGGCAAGCCTGAGCCTTTAAAATATGAACTGGCAGGATGCTGGTCTCGGCGTATAAATTCGGAACATCGCATTATCTATTCAGTTAATGATGAAATAATCACGGTTTATGTGCTCTCTATGAGGTATCATTATAGCAAAAAATAAAGCCCCAATCTTTCAATGGGGCTTTGTTCATTTTTCCACGAACTTCTTTAATCTGTACAGCCTATCAATTGCCGGATTATAAAACGCATCCGGATAGTGTTGCTTGATGTCGTTGATATTTGCCCGAATATACAGAGATGTATCGTATATATGTTCGGATTCCGATAATATTACTTCCTTTGGCAATTTTGCGGTTTCTGCCCAATTCATGATTGCCTTAACACTATCTTCGTCATATGCGTATTTGCCTTCTTGTGCCATATAAGATTATTTTTTGGGCAAAGATAACCTTTTCTCTTTAATCATTCATCAAACTTCCGGTTCTTAAACATTTCTGCATCGGAAACCTCTTGCAAAACTTCGCCAAAAACAGTATGAAGTTTATCTTTCTGCATAATAATTAAATTACGGTACGGTATTCGGAACACAACATCATCATATGACAGATGCAGATTTTCCATGAACGTTGCAATCTGTCCAAGTAGGCAGGTATTACCAGCTACTTCTGTTTTGCTGTCAGATTTTGCACGTTCTTCGCTAAAATTGACAGCTTGTAAAAATTTTCAGCAGAAATTAAAGAAAAAGCGATTTCTAATCCTTCCACAATTTCATTAAATGTGCCTTTTAATAATTCATCAAAAAGGCTATCGTTTCCTTTTATAAACCAAGACAAAGCATGTGCCGCATTATCCATATCTTTTAATGAAACAAGTATATCATGCAGCGTGTTACATTCGGGGAAATTCGCTAAGTAATACCCTGCGCCTGCTATCCTATGAATAGTAGGCGGTGATATGATATATGATTTGTTATTGACGACAATTGTCTTAAAGTCAGAGCCAATAATAGAGCTATTTACTATTTTCGCAGCATTCATTATTAATATATTAAACAGGGGTGCAATTTACACTACACCCCTTTGGTTCCATAGAAATTTATTTAAATGGTAGGTTTGCTCTTGACAGGCGCTTCTGCTGACGTCAAGGCGGCAGCTTCCACTTTTTCCCCATCAAACAAATAGTCACTCTTCACATTATCATTAGGATTTTCCATCGCAACAGCAGTAACTCCCAAGCCAATGTTTTTTTCGGCCATTGTTCCTTTGGCGATAACCGCAGCATTTGTAAAGACTACATAATTGCCTGTTTTTGTCTGCCCTACAATTCCCTTATTCATAATTCCCGGAGTATCTGATGCCGACCAGCCCGCATCCGTATCAACCTTTTCGCCACCTTGCAAATCAATCTTATCGTCAAATGTATATTCACCCATTGTGAATGTAATGGTTTTTGCCCCCTTTTGGGTTACATCACGATAATAGATATTACCCGAAAGTTCGTTGATGTAATCAGTGTAGGTTGGGTCATCCTCTGTGTACTGCCAAGTATCTTGGTGTGAGTTTTTAACTTGTGTGGCAGACTCAAGCCACGTCTTTAATGATGCTTTAGTTACGGCTTCAGTAAATACATCACCGTACCATATCTTTTTAATTCCGATAAATGGTTTCATAATCTTCTCAATTTATGTTTAATACTTCAAATAATAATTTTACATTAACAAAATGACAATTTAAATCTGTATCTTCCTCTATCCCATGGCTCTCAACAGAATATTGATACCATGAACCCTTATAATATCCTACGGAATCCAAAGTCTCAACAGCCAACTGCTCAAGTTCGTTAAGCCTTTTGAGATTGGCATTCTGCTTATAATCCGGGACACAGAAATTAACTTCAATAAATCCTCTGTTCCAATAGGTATCAGATGTTTGGCGCTTAGAAAGAACAACAACGCGCTCCGTATCTACTTTCTTTTTAGGGAAAGACCAGCTACGATATAAAGGCAGACCAAAAGATTTGCAATCATTATATACTATGATACCGGCATCTGATGATGTAATCATATCCAAACCTCCGAATAATTAAAATAATTACAGCTCTTAGGGTTGCGTGCGATACCTTCCGCTTTCACTGTCTCTCCAAACAAACAGCGAATATTGCTACCTTCTTTTAAACCACGACCTTCATAGACTATATGATAATGCGACATATACATATCTCCATTGTCTGACTTTAGTTCTTGGGTGTTATCATCGTCGCACCGGCAAACACCTATAGTTTCCCACGTATTATTTTCCGGCTTTACAATAACTTGTCCGTTAGAGTCATACTCAGGTTCTTCTTCTGCTAATACTTGTAATATGTGAGGAGAAAAATACATTACCATATATCAGATACATCTTTAATCACACTCAGACCGACAATTGCAGCAGTTTCCTCATTCAAGTCTATGCCATATTTCTTTAACAGAAGTTTAATATGAGATTTAATTGAATCAGCACTCCACGATGCAGAAAATCCATTCTCGTTTACCGACGTGGGATGGAGAATATTTTTCTCAATAAAGCCATCAATCAATACTCCGATTGACCTTTTATCATCAGTAGAAGCTTCCTTATCTGCACTAAATCCAAGGTCTAATGCAAAGTCAGAAGCCCCTACATCGGACATTTCGCCGATGTAGGAAAATCTCTGCTTTATGTAGTCTGCAATTGTCATTATGCTTCTACCGTCAATGAATAGATACCGTTAATCTCGGTAATGATAGGCAGTGACAACGATTGCGCCTTCGTAAACTCAACTCCATTGGAATTGTCTGTTTCACCCTTACCCCACTGAGAAATCCGAATTCTTCCATAATTGGAATAGGTTACACCAGGTTCTTGCCTCAATTCATTGTCTGCATAGGCATTTTTGATAACCCCTAACTTTCCAGCCGGGACAAATACCAAGTTCTTATCATTCCAGGGGGAATACTCACTTAATGTTCCGTTGTTTTGAATTCGGGTGATACGTCTGATGGGTTCAAAGATAGGGAAGCCATTCTGACGCATGAACTCGTTCATATTTGACATCAACAGTGGAGTAGAAGATTTATCTGTACCAAAAACAACCTGTTTCATCTTCTTATTTCTAAGAATATATGACAAGCGTTTGGGAGAGAGAAGAATTTTATCAAGTGTCACCTTCTCTTGAGAGGCGTCCAATATCATTTGAATGTCCTCAAAACAGTCCACATTGTTTTGATTATCGTCATTCCAATTCAAAGTTGCCGATGCTATATTCTCAGCAGGCATTTTGTGGTCTATAACGCCACGGACGCCACCCTCTGGATTGTTTTTCTCATCAAATGTAAAAACTCCTTTGTTAGACAAGGCGCCCAAGAATATAATATCCAGTTTAGACTGAACAGAATTTACAACTTTCCCGACATTATTCCACATCAGATTAATGAGTTGTTGCGTTTTCTGCTCATCCGTCAGCATACGAGAATCAAGTATTTGAAGGACTTTTCTGTATTCTTCAATCGGCATAGAATAACTCATCTGATGGGTCAGCACTTTTTGCTTTAATGTTTCCAAGCCGTCCGTTCCCATAATAGGCTCTTTCCCCTTAGAATCTAAAGTCGCAGCAGCCACACTCAAATTGTACTGCCCAATCAATTCTTCAAAGTTCAGCCCAATCGTAGGAGTATCCCAATCCAAATATTTCTCATAGATGTTTTGGTCGAACAATCTTTTACGTAACTCCGATGCCGTGTCTATGCGAACTTGCACTTGTTTTGTAAGTTCGCCAAAAATAGAACTATAAAATAATCCTGCCATAATTTACCTCCTTATTGTCTAATATACTTGATAGACGGGTTATTTTTCATGCTATATCCCACCAGCCAATCCTTTGGCATTGGATAAGCCACATCTTTCAAAATTAATACCTCATATCCTGCGGACACTGTTTGAAAGGACATGTTTTTCGTAAATACAAAGTCTGTTTCAACAACCGCATCCGGCAAATCTTCCCCAATACCAAGTACAGCTCCCGCAACAGCCGTTTCTGCGGCCGCAGCCAATGTTAGCACATCATAGTCCGCGTTACTTGAATCAATAGAATTTATTGCCTGTCCGCCTACGGTTTCAGACTTAACAGCAAAACTTCCTTTTTTAATCCGCGGTTTGGTCGTGGTACCGCCATTGATAACTTCCACCGCTTTGCAAATCTTACACTCCATTTTTGCAAAATCAAGTTTTATAGGAGTGCCTTTTTTAACTAAAGTGCCTTCCGGTAAATCTGTTGTAAGTTTGAAGTCTCCCGGAAGAACGCTGCACTCACCTCTCCAAAAAACGGGGAAATTCCCTTTGACCTTTTCTTTTTCAAATGTAATAGCCATAACTTTATTTTTTAATTAGCGTCCGGCAATTTTTCAGCCCATTCTTTAGCCAGTTCTTTGCCCTGGTCTTCTGGCGTAGACAAGGAGAATGCCGAACCTTTATCCTCCAAGCCTTTTGCGACCTCATTTTGTCTCACTTTAGAAAGATAGTTTGTAATCGCCGCCTCATCCATATCGTCAGAGATAGCAAAACCTTCTTCTATTCTCTCCTTTGAGATTTTGAGTTCTTTTGCTTTTAAAAGAATCAGATTGTTTCTTGCGGTACGTGCCTGCTCTGCTTTCGCATTTTGATTTTCAGTCATGAGCTCGCTAATTCTTTTTTCCTGCTCTTGTTTGTACCTTGTAAACCACTCTGGCTCCTCGTTAGCAGGTTGCTGTTGGTTGCCCCCACTACCCTTTGCTTTCAAATCTTCCAATTCCTTCTTGTAGGTAGCGCCTTCCGTACGCAGCCTATCAAAGTTACTTTGGTAAGATTTCAGCATTGATTCCTGCCCCTTAATTATAGTTGCAAGATTATCATCGGTTATTAACCCCATAGCATCAAGCGAGGATGCTACCGATTGAAGAATTTCATCAGACAAACCCAGTTTTGAGAAATCCTGTTTAAGCTGATTAAATATTTTTTCTTTCATACTTAATTATTTTAAATTCAGGATAAAAGTAGAGATTAGTAATAGATAGAGGAAATTTATAAAGGCTCCAAAACAAACAATTGGCAAAAGGTTTGTTATTTTATAAAAAAAAGGGGATATTATTCCCCTTTTTCTCTATTCATAACTTGACGTTCATCCAATATTCGTTTAATTTCTTCCTGCCGGTTATCGGCAATCGCAAGCATATTAACCGCTTGTTCAAGTGAAATAATACCATCTTGATAAGCCTTTCCCACTGCTGCCCACTTTCCTTGAACATCCTCATTAAACGGCTCAGCAAATTCATGTTCGATACTCAATTTTTCTATCTTTTTTCTAAGATGAATATGGGTTACATTCATCATAATGGCAAGAATAAGATTCTTTTCTCTGTCAACCAATATATCATATATTTCCTTTAAATTATCCCTCTTAATGAATCCCAATATCATAGCCCGTTTCAATGCTTCTCCCGACAAAGTACCCAACCCCTTCATGTTTTCAAAAGAAAAATCAGGAGTAAATGAATCGAAAAGAATTGAAGAATTCAAATCTATCTTTTCACTCTCTTTCATGGAAGAGTATTCAGGTGGGGTCATATAATCAATCAGACTATTTTCCTTATTTGTCAGTTGGATAACCTGACCTACAGTATCAGGGTCAGCCAAAGATTTAATAACATCTGTAGTGGCCTTTATCTTAGGGTCAGCAAAATAGTTATTGGTATCAGCAGCTTTGGAATCAATCATTTCTTCCCGATCGCATCTTCTTTCAGTGCCTGCCCACGCTTTATCTTGGCGATAATAAATTACATTAATTTTGCCTGTAGGATTTTCAACCGGGGTTACATCCCATCCGATATTAGCCCGCTTGCATCGATATATAAAATTTGGAGTTTGTATATCAAAATGTTCTATTGTTCTATCTCCCTCTTTTAAAAAGTAACCATAACCAAAAGCTATCATGTTTTCATATTGGTCAAACAAAGGTCTCAGGGTATAACCTTTTGATTTGGATATAACGAGCACCTTTACAGCGGGTTTCCCGCCATCATTATAAATATGATACACTTTAGCACTTTCGGTTTCAGCCCCCGCCAATCTTTTGGCTTGTCGCATGGTAGTGTTAAATCTTGTATCTTTTAAAAACTGCATATAAGCATCAAAAGCCTCATCCTTGCTCTCTATATCCAAAGAAGGCTTCCATGATATAGGATTTCCTAATAAGAAGAACAGCTCCACCTCATTTATGTACACCTGCCTGCGTCGTGGGAGTTTTTCAACCTTATAGGGTTGCTTGTTTTTTCTCGGCTTATCAGGGCGTTTCATTACATCATGGGTTTCCGGATTATATTCCTTTATAGCATCAGATACACATATATCTCGATTTTGCATAACAGATTGTACGCGGGAAATGTCTTTATCTTGAATAAGTCTCATCAAATCACGTTCAACCCCTACAGCATTTAGGGTCTTGTTACGGATAACATTGAATATTGCTTCTATAAAACTCATATCATCAATTTTAATATAGTCCTAAATCTTCTTTATCATATTGCTTGGGAATCAAAACCTTTCCCATTATCTTACCAATCGTCCAATAACGGGCAGCGTCAACCAGATGGTTATAGGCATCAATAGGCGCATTTATAAACTTACCGTCTTTATTTTGTTCATATACATAATTTTTCAGTTCTTTAATGAGATTGACAGAATGTTTAGTCACACAAAGTTTATATTCCATCATCTTAAACAGGCCGCCCATAACTGAGCCTTTATATTTATCCGCTGGATAAATCACAATACCGGCATTGGATATTTCTTGAATAAGTCTTGGGTCTGCACTATCTGCATATACGAATAAACCTAATGGCTTCAACACATCTATTATTTCACTTGTCAGCATGTGGGTTTGATAACACAATTCATCAAGATACATGCAATTATCTACTATACCACATCTTACCACCGCCGTAGGGTCAGCGCTATACCCAAAGTCCAATCCAGCTCCAACATGTTTAGCGTAAGTAGGAAATTCATCCACAATTTCAAAATCCGGAAACACAAGTCCTTCTGCCATAGCTTGCAATCCCAAGCCGTACACGGCCCATAATACTTTGTTCTTATACTGAAGAGATTCTATCTCGTCTATAATAGTTTGCTCCAAAAAAGGATTATCCTTATAAGTAGAGATGAAATGAAAAGTCCGCGAATCTTTATTCAATTCACATAGCCAATGCTCGTCTGAAAAAGATGGATTATAATCTATAACTGAAAAATCAGTAGTACGCATCACCAGTTGCTGCCATTCGAGGAAGGATATTTCATTGCCTTCATTACAATACAGAATATTACGCTTTCTTCCTCGTATCTTTTGCTCATCGTCGGTTGAGAAAAATTCACAGAACGAACCATTAGGAAACGTGTATACCATATCAGATTTATTCATGCAACGGTTATCCCACATTCGGAATTTATCTTGCATTATCTCCTTAAAATCTCGGAATACAGACCCCTTTAACGATGGCAGCGTCTTGCGCACAACAGAAAGAGAGGTCTTGGGATGCTGAAGTATATATACTAAAAGATATATCAATATATTATACGTCTTAGAACTTCTTGAACTTCCTTGCGCAGATACAACCTTATATCCAGATTTTATCGCACTATCAACAGTAGCATATATTTTAGTAGTTTGTATCAGCATCTACAACATCCCCCCTTTTATCTATTATCTGAATTGTTATAGAATCATTTTTGCCTTCCCCTATAATATCTTTCTGTTCAGATGCATCCCAACCCAACAATTTCGACAACTTCTCTATTGCATCAATCTTATTATATAGTTTTAGTTCATAACCTTTATCTGTACTCTTTACGGAAAGGATGGCTCTTTGAACGCCAATAGGCAAGGCAGATACATCCTTTACCACTATAGTAGTAAACATCTCATTAGACTTGATTTCAAGAGCATCAACGATATTCGCCCTTGCAATATCTGCCAAAATCCCGACTGCTTCATCTTTTGTAATATCTGACCGGCGTTGCATTTCAGAGCGCAACTCACTTATCCTTAGGGCTACCTTAGGGTTATTAGCCAATCTGGATGCTTCTACCCAAACCGTATTATCTGATTTTCCCTTGCATGAATAAGCGCGACGATAGGCGTCAGAAGCATTACCACTTTCGACGTAATAATTACAAAAATTTTCTTGCTTAATTGAAAGGCTCATCCTATTATATTCTTTTTATAATTTTCAAAGATAGGACATAGTATAAAATGTGAGAAGCAAATGCCTCATCAATAACAAACAATCCGAGAAAGGTTCGTTATTTGATTATAAAACGTTTTAATCCATTTGAAACATCATCATTTTCCAATCGTTTCAGCATTTCCTTGTAAATAATTTCAATGTCACTTCTAAAATATTTATATTGTTGATACAAAAAAAAGACATCGGCAATATTGTTTGATATAGTGCAAGGTTTTACTTTTGGGAATACATGTTCAAGAGCTTTCCGAACTCCATTAGGTATACGCCCACCTGCTAATACACTTGGAACGAACAAAAAAAGTACAATAAATAAAAACTCCTTTCTCTGAATTATTTCTTCACGAAGCGGAATATTCATAGTACGCACTATATTTTTAAACAGTTCATATATGTAGGGGATACACTCAAGATTAGTTAATATTGGACTTACTAATTCCGCCTCTCTTTCAGATAGCCTTGACTTTTGCTCACGAATATGTTTTAATTCCGAAATAGAAGAAAATTCCTTTGTTGCATGCATAATAATAAGGCATTAGGTTATCATGAAGTACAACAAAGATAATACACTAATTACGAAAATAGATACAAAATGACAGTTATTACATTAATTATCAGCAATTTAGTTAATATATTAATTAATATTTTGATTAATATATTAATCTAACATTTAATCGCAATTAACACATAACACGCTAATTATTAACAGATTGTACATAACTAATAAATACCTACTCCCTTAAAACAGTCGACTACAATAATATATAAATGATAGAAAGTTAAATATTCATAATAAGAGAAGTACGATTTTATATCAATCTTATATTTGAAAAAATACAAGAGAACAATAAGGATTTTCCATATCCGGGAACCAAGTTGTGCAATTGTTGTGCAACAAGAGTAAAATAAAAACGCTAATCTCTTTGTTATAAGAAGATTAGCGTTTATCCGAGTACTCGAAGCGGGAATATTTGTTATTCAACATTATGCAATCGTGTAAATCATAA